TACTTGAACTAAACGGATACAACCAATGAAAAACGTCTCCTACTTCCTTTGCGAAGATCTAATTTCATTCTTCGCCTGCAAAAATGAATGGATTGCAAAAGGTTATCTGTATATCGAAAACCAAAAAGTTGATTTATCCAGAGCCAAAAATTACGTGATGATTGACCATGATATTTGTCAATTTGCTTTATGTACTAGATTTGAATATGAACTTAATAATAATTAATACCATGAAAACAAAAATTGAAATTAAAAGTATTTGGGGATCAATTTTATTCTCTTTTGAAAAAGAAGAAAATACAGTATTGGAGACTTTAAAAGAAGCTATTAAATCAGGGGCTAATTTGTCACGGGTTAATTTGTCATGGGCTAATTTGTCAGGGGTTAATTTGTCAGGGGTTAATTTGTCAGGGGCTAATTTTAACGAGAATACTGCAATGCTTTTATGTCAATGCCCATCAGAGGGTTCATTTATAGCTTGGAAAAAAGCAAAAAACCTTATAATAAAACTTGAAATTTGCGAAGATTCAAAACGATCAAGCGCAACATCGTTAAAATGTAGATGTTCATCTGCTAAAGTTGTTGAAATACAAGAATTAGATGGTCAAAAATCTGAAGCCACAGAGGTATCAAGCAATTACGACTCTACTTTTATTTATAAAGTTGGCGAAATTGCAAGTGTGGATAATTTTGATCCAGACCGATTTAATGAGTGTTCAACTGGAATACACTTCTTTATATCAAGGGAAATGGCCGTAAAATATAATTAACATGACACCGAAAACCTTCGAAAAACATTGTAGCAATTGGCTACCTGCGATTTTTATCATTTTAGCGATTATAAGTTATTTAACCATCTAAAAAACAAGTCATGTCTTTACGCAAAATTGAGTCTAATAAAGTTGGAAAAGTGGTTAAACTTACCAATAAATGTACATCTATATCAGACGATCATAATGATATTATGGTTGGAAGTGGAAAATGTAAATCATGTAAATGGTTTTCAGGAATTGAAAACGAGTCTGTAAATTGTAAATTCAAACGGTTATGGACTTAGAAAAACGAGTACAGCAAATAGCTGAAAACATATCTGATATTGTTAAATTCGGAAAAGAGAATGAATGTGACGATAATAGCATAGAACTTGCTATAATAAAATATACAAAACGTATGCTTTTTAATCCATATGGTGACGAAAATATCTATTTTGGTTGCGTGCCTTTTTCTTTCAATACAGATGATGGAACAATAATACCTTTTTAACCATGGAAACCCTAATATCACTACACGAAACCGCATCCCGCATTGTCTGGAACATCAACAAGTGTCGAAAGTATCAAATAGACTCGTTCCACTCTATCCAGATTGCGAAACAAGCACATTCACCAGAAGCGGAAAAATCTGCCAATGAGGCACTTCGAATATTTAAACAGTGTGAACAAAGATTTATCGAGCGCTACAATAAGACATTAAACAAAATTAATAAATTAAGCGTATGAAGCAAGAATTTGAAATGCAACAATCCGAAATGGATTTTATTTTAGATATCAACAAGCATAACAGTAACACCGTTATGATGATTGGAGGAGTTGATTTTTCTCATAATTTAACCGAAGCAATAAATGCCTATTGGAAAGAACTAGGAGACAAATATGGATTTGTATGGGATTCCGTAGAGGGTAGCTCAAAAGGAAAACTTTTTTTCCTTGCAATAGCAAAGCCTATCGTTATCCCTAAGACTCAAATAGAGATTGAGATGGATAAGTATGATTCATTACAAAAAATTGTTGAACAATTAGAATTGTGCGGATATGAATGTGAAGCTGGAACGCTTGTTAAAAATGTGGCGTTTATGAAATTAAAACAATTAGCAAATAAATAATATGACACAGCAAAAATACAGCCCCACCGAAACGCTTCTTTGCCTTAAATTAGGAGAACAAGTGATTGACCTTAACATTCACCGCCGAAGCATCGAAAGCACCATACAGCGTCTTAAAAACGATGGTACAGCTCGTAAATGGGAATGCAGAAAGATTTCGGAAACAGAGTTTACAATAACACGAGTTAAATAACAATTAAAAACTATAGCAATGAAAATAACAGGAATAACATTAAACTGGGAGTCTTTAGGTGCTGAATTTGCAAATCTGGACGATGATATTCAGTCAAACTTCTTTAATGGATTAGCAAGAGAGCTTAAGCACTGGACAAGCGACCATAACAAGCAAATGCAAGGTGCAAATGTGGCATCAAAATTGGGGGAATCAGAAAAGAAAGAACTTGAAAACTTTCTATCAATGCTTTATTATAAAGACTAAATCACAAATTGAAACAATTTAAAATACAAAATTATGGCAATTATTAGAAAAGATGAAAGTTTCCCAGAACGCCCAGTAATTATTACAATTTACGGAACACCTGGAGTTGGTAAAACAAGTGTAGCATGTACGTCAAAAAACCCAATTCTTGTAGACTGCGATAGAGGTGCAGACAGAGCGTGCAATCGTGTTGATACAATTGTAGCGAGTAAATGGGACGATGTAATCAAGGAAGAAAGCGAGTTTAAAAACTATGATACCGCAATCTTTGACACTGCTAAGGCAATCCTTGACGATTACATGATGTTATGGGTTACCGAAAAAGATTACAGCCTTAAAAAGAACAAATTAAAGGCTTACGGCGCGATCGGTGACGAATTTAAATCATTTACAAACCTGAGACGTTCCGAGGATTCAGACCTTGTAATCCTTGCACATAGTAAGGAAGAAAAGAAGGGAGATTTGATGATAAGCTATCCAGATGTAACAGGACAGAGCAAAGATTTAATTCTTCGTATTTCTGACCAAGTAGGGTACGTATCAATGGTAAACAACAAACGTACTATCACATTTGAACCAACAGATACTACAATCGGAAAAAATGTTGCCCGTATTCCTACAACTGAAATCCCAGACGAATCAAGCCCAGAATTTAAAACTTTTATGGCCGACATTATCCAAAGAGTTAAGGATGCTATCAGAAGCCAATCCGAAGAACAGGTTCAGGCTCAAAAAGTGATGCATGATATTGAGGATGAAATTGCGCTATGTACAGACAATGAGTCTTTGATTTCGGTCTCCAAAAAGTGCGGTGAACTCCCAAAGCATCAACAGGCCGCTGCAAGAAAAATTCTTACCGCAAAGATTGAATCGTTAAATCTTAAGTGGGATAAAGAAACAAGTGCATTCATCCCAAAACCAGAAAAATAATGATCCAGATAAGGGTTACAATGCTTGAAAAGTTCAGGCGTTTTAGAGACCAAGTATCAGAGTCCTATGACACAGAGCAAAGTGTCATAGAGGCTTTAACTGGCGAGTTTACAGGAAATGATTTAACCAATATTGGCACAGCGTTTCATTATGTTGTGGAAAAAGGTGCTGAATGGATTATTCCTACACCAAAAACTCTTTTTGAAAAATGGCAGGTAATAGCAACGGAAGAACAAATATTTCTGTTTTATAACCATGCAATTGATTTGTTGCCCTTTGTTCCAGAAGTGCGGCTCTCTAAAAAGTTTAATTCAATTTTAGGCGAAATAACAATATCCGGTTGCGCTGATGTTCTGCAGGGGAATGTTTTACGTGATACCAAATGTAAATTTTCACCGCCTAAAATGATAGAATATTACGACTCCTTTCAGTGGCGTATCTATCTTTCAATATTTGGGCTGAATCAGTTCTTTTATGATGTGTTTGAGTTCACAGGCCATAACGGTAGAGACGTCTCAGAATTTAAAATAATACCACATGAGCCTTTTGAATGTATCCGGTATGAGAATATGGAACGCGACATTGAACAATTAATCAACGACTTTTGCGAGTGGATTAAATTCAGAGGACTTCAAAAATTTATAACCGTATGACACGACCAACCCGAAAAAAGCATATATCAAGACCTCCATCGTTCCCCAGAAAAGACGACCTTTACAAGCCAAATTTGACCGAAGCGGAGCGAATGCTTATAATTGCTCACCATCAGGAAAAAGAAGGCTTAAAAAGCGGAAGATTGATTAGGGTTATTGAATCGACCAGGCCGTATCGCGAGGTAATAAAAAAGTGTAAATAGTTTGCTTAATCAACAATTTAATTTATATATTTGCAAACCATAATAAATTTTAGTTTTACTACTATCTAAATTCCTATTTCGTTGTGAAGCGCGATAGGAATACTTTTAAAAACTTTGTATAATTGATTTTATTTTGTATATTTGTGGAATCGAATCCGAGTAATCGGATATTTTTTAATGCTAAACAGTTATATATTTATGACAGAACATAAATTTAAAAAGGCAATTAATGACAAGGGATTGAAAACAACATTTCTTGCCGATAAAATTGGGGTTTCTCAGCCGCTTCTATCAATGTACCTTAGCGGAAAAAGGAATATGCCAAATGATATTGAGTTTAAACTGGCTAAGGAACTTGCATAGCTTTTTTTTGGCTATCAATATGTAATATTTTAATAACAAATAATATGACAACAAAAACATTTAGCGTAAACGATGGAGAATTTGAATTATCTGTTTTTATAAATACTAATGATAAGATTGCAATAAAATCATTTTATGGATATGAGTCTAAAGATGATTTTAGTATTGTACAGTTAGATATAGATGATGCTAAAGAATTGATTAAGGAATTAAAATTGCTTATTAAAGGTTTAAGTGTATAAAATTAATAAATATGGCAAAAGATGAAAAAATAACAGGGTATGATTTGAGCCGTGATTGGTTTAATTGGTGCTTTGAAAATCCTGAGAAAATAACACCAACGCATACGGCAATGTATTTTTTCATTATAGAGCATTGTAATCGCTTAGGTTGGAAGGAAAAATTTGGTCTACCCATGGAAATGACAAAGGATGCAATAGGCGTTAAGAATTATAAGACATATTCGAATACGTTGAATGATTTGATTGAATGGGGCTTTATAGTACTGATTCAAAAAAGCAAAAATCAATACTCAAGCTGCATAATTGCCATATCAAAAATTACCAAAGCATATACCAAAGCATTAGACGAAGCAATGCTAAAGCATAATCAAAAGCAAGGCCAAAGCACTGTATGTATAGATAAACCTATAACAACAGAACAAGATAAACCTATAACAGATGCGCCAAAAACTTGGCGTGAAGATTATGAAATATTCTTAAACGAGTTAAGATCCTCTTTCCAGTCCATAATAAATGATAAAATCTGGATAAAAGAGAAAGAACGTTTCCACCCGAATGTCGATATTGAACTATCAATCGAAAAAGTATGCAAGGAGTATTGGGCAACCGATGTAGGTTGGAAAAAGAAGAAGGGCATCAAATCAACCAAAACAATAGACTGGAAAGCAACATTTACCAACTCACTAAACCAAAAGCAAAACCTTGTCTATAAACAGACCAAACAAAAACAAGCAAATGAACAACCAGAGCCAACATATTACAAGCCCATTATCTTTGATAAAGGCTGATGAAAATTCCGAAAGGCTCATAATTGGAACACTTTTAACCGTTCCAAATGCAATGATGAATTTGTGTGATAACTTCAAGTCTGACTATTTTTATAATGATTTTTACAAGGATATTTTTGAGGCAATAAGTTATCTGGATACTGAAAGCAAAAAGATAGACGTCCTTACCGTTTCGGATATAATGCGAAAAAAAGGTATTGATGTCGATATGCTCGCAATGATGAAAGTTTGTGAATCGTATTCATACGACATTGAGCCGCATAGCTTGATTGTAAAAGAGAAAGCTATTGAAAGGTCGTTGATATTACTTATTCATCAAACAACGCTTAAAATGCAGGAAAACGAGGATATAAACGATATTCTATTTTCTGAAAGCGAAGGTATTGCAATGTTGCAGGAGGATTTGACAGGATCGCAACAATCGGAACATATAAGTATTGCCGTTACCGAATCGTTAGACGAGTTGAACCATAGGTGCGAAAACTTTAAAAATGGACTTATCGCAGGTATTCCTACCGGATTAACAGATTTGGATAAATGGACTGGTGGATGGCAAAATCAGGATTTAGTAATTATCGCAGGCCGCCCGGGTATGGGTAAGACGTCAACCGTTTTGACATTTGCGCAATCTGCCGCTGAATTTGGAAAATCAATAGCTATTTTTTCACTTGAAATGGGGAAAAGGCAATTGACAGATAAAATGATAATTGGTGAATCTGGTATCAATGCTGAGACTTATAAAATTGGAAATATACCTGGCGCACAAAGATTGTCACTTTCAAGTGCGGTCGATAAGATTTCACATCTACCGATTTATATAGATGATAAGCCAGGTATTTCGGTCTCGTATCTTCGTGCAAGATGTAGGCTTCTGAAAAAACAAGGAAAATGCGACATGGTTATAATAGACTATTTACAGCTAATGTCAGGAGACAGAAGACACGGAGAAAACAGGGAGCGCGAAGTAGCATCTATAAGCGGTGGTTGTAAGGCCATAGCGAAAGAGTTGGATATACCGGTGATACTTTTATCACAATTGAATCGAAAGAGCGAGGATAGGGCTGGAAACAGGCCAATGATGCAAGATTTGCGCGAGTCTGGTGCAATTGAACAGGATGCAGACCAAATATTTTTTATCCATAGACCAGAAAAGTATGGACTTGAATTTAAAGACCAATACGAAAATGTACATAAAAACGGCATGGAGATCATATGCGCTAAATTTAGGAATGGTTCAACAGGAACACTATACGCTATTCACAACGATTCAATGTCTAAGCTTTATGATTTGAATAGCAATCGGATTCGTGAGGATACTTTTGATAGAGATACTGGACGTTTTTATGAACCAAAAGAAAATACTAACGATTTACCATTTTAAACTAAAATATTATGACTTACAAAGAATTTCTTAAATCAAAGATGAAAAGCACAATAATTTCAGGATTCGATATTGAGTATTCAGAAGTTAATCCTATGCTTTTTGATTTCCAACAGTTTACAGTAAAACGTGCAATAAAAGCAGGGAAGTATGCCATATTTGCTGATACCGGGCTTGGTAAAACGCTAATGCAATTAGATATTGCAAAACTTGTTTCTGAACATGAAAATGGAAAAGTTTTAATACTTGCTCCTCTAGCTGTTACTGGCCAGACGATAAAAAAAGGCAAAGATATGGGTATTGAAGTAGACCGTAAAGATGGTATGATCCAAATCAATAATTATGAGCAATTAGATAATATTGATTGTTCAAAATTTTGTTGCGTTATTCTTGATGAATCATCAATACTAAAAAACGAAAGCGGATCATACAGAAACCTGATTATTGAAAAGTTTAAATTAACTCCTTACAAATTTTGTTTCTCCGCAACACCTTCACCAAATGACCCGATGGAATTAGGAAACCATTCTGAATTTTTGGATGTTATGAAATATAATGAGATGCTTGCGATGTTTTTTACACATGATGGGGGTGAAACGGCCAAATGGAGACTAAAAGGCCATGCAATTAACCGCTTTTATGAGTTTGTAAGTACGTGGGCGATTATGTACGGGCACCCAAATGATATTGGATTCAAGCACGATGATTTCAATTTACCAAAGCTTATTACAAAAGAAGTAGTTGTAAAAACGCCTATTCCTGATGGCTTTTTATTTGGTGGTCAGTTATCAGTAAATGCGACAGATTATAATGCATCTTTACGCGAAACGGAGGACGACAGGATAAAAGAGACACTCAGAATAGTTAAATCTATTGGCAGTGAACAATTGATTATTTGGGCTAAGCAAAACGAAGAAGCGAAAAAGATTTATTCAGCGTTAAAGAAAATTGGATATGATTGCAGAAACGTTCAAGGTTCTGATCCGGTTGAGAAAAAATATGGTGAACTTTTGGGTTTTGCAGAAAATGAATTTCAAATACTTATCACAAAAAAGGGTATTGCAAGCCAGGGGATGAATTATCAAAATTGCCATTACCAGATTTTTAATTCGATTGACTTTTCATTTGAACAAGCTTATCAGGCGATAAGAAGAAGTTGGAGGTTTGGACAGAAAAACGAGGTAACTTGTTGGATGGTTACAACCGATAGAATGATGAATGTCACAAAAATACAGAAAGATAAACAAAGAAAATTTGAAACTATGCAGGGAAAAATGACAGAAGCAGTTAATAAAAATATTAGCGTAGGCTTAACTACCGAAGTGCTTGATACCGAAGATGTGATAACAGATACATATACTGTTATGCGTGGTGATTGCGTCCAACGAATTAAAGAGGTTAAAGATGATGAAGCCGGATTGATTGTTTTTTCTCCACCGTTTGCGCAGCTTTATACATATAGTTCACACGTTGAGGATATGGGTAATTCAAGCAATTACGATGAATTTGAGGAACATTTTAAGTATCTTATACCAGAACTTAAAAGAACGCTAAAACAAGGCCGTATTTGCGCCGTGCATTGCATGGATTTGCCGATTCAAAAAGGTAAAGAAGGCTATATCGGCTTGCGTGATTTCTCTGGTATGCTTATTAAATGGTTTCAAGAAGTTGGTTTTATTTATCATTCAAGAGTAACTATATGGAAAGATCCTGTCGTTGAAATGCAAAGAACAAAGGCTTTAGGGCTGCTTCATAAACAGGTTAAAAAAGATTCAACCATGAGCCGTGTCGGAATCCCTGACTTTGTATTGATATTTAGAAATGGGGATGGAAATTCTGAACCAGTGCAAAATACACATATACCAGTTGATTTATGGCAAAAAATTGCTTCTCCGGTGTGGATGGATATAGATCAAGGGAATACGCTTAACTATATGAAAGCAAAGGATGAAAAAGACGAAAAACATATTTGCCCTCTACAACTTGATACTATTGAGCGTCTGATTTTGCTTTACTCAAATAAAGGCGATGTCGTTCTTTCTCCGTTTGGTGGAATTGGGTCAGAAGGATATCAAGCTTTAAAGATGGGTAGGAAGTCCATATCCATTGAGCTTAAGGAGTCCTATTTTTCGGTAAATAAAAGAAACCATTACATCGCAAATGAGGAGAAGAATCAAATGCTAATGTTTGAGTAACATTATTGAGGCCGTAACTAATAATTATGGCCTCAAAACCTGCTGCAGAACATGCAATTTTATAGTACAATTAACAACCAATTTAATACTTTTACAAAATGAAATACCTGATAATTTTAATTTTCTTTTTACTTTTTGAATTTTACCTAAGCGGATTTATAACGCTTAATGAATTTTTATGCATCATTGGTGGTTCATGTTTTACGCTTGTTTATACGAGTGTTTATTTGGTTCGCAAATATGGAAGTTTGGACGAAAATAAAAACGTTGAGTAATGAAAACATTAACCGTAAAACAGCCTTGGGCTTCACTAATAGTTTCAGGTATCAAGGATATTGAAAACCGTACTTGGAAAACAAACTTTCGTGGCAGAATTTTGATTCATGCAGGCATGGCAAAAACAAGCGGGATGATGGCTGTATATTTAAACCGAGCGCAGTATGCTAAATTCAGGGAATCGGTTGGATTTTCTGGTCTTGATTTTATTGAACCGATTGGTGCAATTATCGGAAGCGTTGAAATAGTTGATTGTGTTGTAAACCATTCAAGTATTTGGGCTGAGAAAACAATCAGCGTTCCAGATGAAGACATTAACCCAAAAACGGTTTTCGAAAAGCCAGCTTACAATTGGGTTCTTGCAAATCCTATCATTTTCAAAGAGCCAATTCCCTGTAAAGGAAAATTGAGCTTTTGGGAATTTGACGAAACTTTAATCAAAGAATAAGATGAAAACATTTAAAGAAACAGACAACCTATACGAATTACGGGCAGGTGACAGATTGGAAATGAACGACGGTACGGCGCATTTCGCGGTTGAAGATGCGGAATTTGAAGGATGCATTGATTGTTCGTTATGGATTGATGGTCTTCCACGTAAAGGTAAATGTAGGGCGTTATCATGCCTTTGTAACACTAACGATTTTCACTTCGAAAAAATAGAAAAAGATGAAAAAACTACCTAAAAATACCCCTGAAACCATATTTCTGGATTTAGGATTTGAGTCGGACAACACGGACAAAGAAGATTTTAACGAATGCGATGAAGTTACATGGAGCGAGACGAATGCGACAGGAGACGGCATTGAATTTGTCCGTAAAGATGTATATGAAAAAAAAGTAAGTCAAAAATTAGAATACGAAAAAAGATATTGGGAAGCAATGGAGTTGTTATATGATAGTCATATAATTGACCGTCCAATTACTCATGATTTTAGACATTGTTAAATATTTAAAAAAAAAGACCATGATAAATTTTAAATCTCTTACAAATAAATCAGATTTCGAGTCACTTAAAAACGGTGATTACATTCGTTATGAAGACTTTATCCGAATAGTGGAAGATCTTACGAAATGGAATAAAGTGGAAGATGGATTACCTGCATTTGGGCAAAGAGCCTTTTTTCATGCAGTGTGTACATGGAAATCGAACCCAACGGACACATATTTTGATGACATATTAACTACGGACGAAGAGGGCCTTGATTATGGCGTAAGTGCTTACATACTAAAAAATAATTACGATTATTTAGTATCAAGCAATCCCCACATAGGTGAAGTTCACGACATGTATGTTACCGAGTGGAAACCAATAGACTAAACAGTTATGAAAACAGACGAACAGATAGCAAAAGAGTTATATACTGAAAGTTATCAGGTATCAGAGAAAATAGGGTGTATTGCAGGTATTCAGTCAGGCCGTGAGTTATCCGACGAGAAGGCTTTACGGTTTGCTGAATGGCTTGGCGTATGTGGTTACAAATGGTGCGAATCAGATGATTGTTATTACAAATCAAATGGTTTATTATGCACGGTAAAAGAACTCTACGTATCTAAAGAGTTTAATTTTTATTATAATTCACTTAAAAAGTAAAACAAAATGAACTTATATTCTTTTAATGAAACAGAATGGATTGCCGCAAATACTATGCAGGAAGCCATTGATTTTGCAGGATTTGAAGTGGATGAAATTGAGATAAGCCGAGAAATTCCACAAGAAGATTGGAATATGGATATCGAATTTTATGATACTAACGATGAATATGAGTTGGGATATGATATAAAATTAGGCGCATTAATGAACTTTGCTACGTACAAAAATGAACCAATGTATATTATGACAGAAACCAATTAAAAAGTAAAACGAAATGAAAACAGAAATAACAGAAAAAGAACGTCAGGCGATAGAAGAATCCGCACGAAAATACTGCAATATCAAATCTGATTTAGTCATTGATGAAGAAGAGAGATATTACAAAGATTTTCAAAAGTATGATGGGTTCAAAGCAGGTGCAGGATTTGCTCTTTACGAACTCCGAAAACCGAGCGAATCCGTCCCAACCCCTGACTTAGAATCATATAGGGTTTTAGGCAGGAACACATCGATTATCCCAGACAGGGTAAAGCAAGGGCAGATTATTCCCGAACCTATCGGGCAAACGGATGAAGAGCTCACTAAAGGAATTGAATCTGTAATTGAATTATGCAGATTACAAGGCCTTGATAATTACGAAGCTATTAAATCTTTTTTGGTTCGTGAAATAACAGAGCGTGTACGATTTACCATTGACGAAGCACTCTTATCATCTTCCCGATGTCAGGAAAACGATGATAAAGAAATAATAGACATGTTTAAAAGGGTTGCGACTCACGACAAGATCCAGGAAAACGATGTAAATGTGAAATTACTGGAGGCGTTTAAAATTATGATCGAAGAGTTCCTATATCCTGAATTATCTGATCAGGTTTTTGCCGTATCTAATGCTAAAAAGGCTATTACCAACTACGAAAAACAAATTAAATAATGGGACTATTCTCACGGCCAAAATGCCCAGTTCATAGAATTGAATACTCAATTGGAACAAATGGACTTGAAGATTATTACTACTGTAAATCCTGTCAGACAAAATTAAGGAATGATAGGATTTATAAAGAGTCTTTAGAAAAACGAATTAGTGATTTAGAAAAACAAAAGAGCCATGAAAGGAAAATATAAGTATTCAGTAGCTAAAGTTTATGGCTATTGCATGTGGACGTATAAATATCCACCAGACGATTGGTGCATCTTTGGTATTCAAAAATGGCGGGGTAGCCCAGGATATATTCGTTATAGTTTATGCCTCTTTGGTTTTGAACTCAGGGTTGATATTAATCGTAAATTTATTCAGGAGCCATGCAAATAACAAAGATTTTTTGCGATTGTTGCGGTCAGGAGTTTACCAAAACGCCAAATGACTGCTTTGGAGATATTGATGTCAATGTAATGACAAACGATTCAAGTGTTCCCAAAAAATCACAACGTGAGATAAAGAGATTTAAATCAGGTGATGTTTGTGGGGTATGCACTGTGAAGATTTACGAGTTTATAAACCAATTAAAACTAAAGACGTGAGAAAACTTTTATTATTATCAATTTTATTCATATCTTTTATTTCTTGTTCAGAAAATAAACAAGAAATTTATAAAAGAAAATTTCAAGTTTATACATCAGAAGATAATAACTGGACTACATCTGGAAGTTATTCGTGCGACTCCATAAAATTCATAAATAAAAACAATGCTATTTTATGGATTGATGGGTCAAAAATGGAAATATTTTCTAAACTAATTAAATGTTACCAAAAGAACTAAACCCATGAGAAAAAAATCAGAGATAAGCGTAAAAGACGCAACATTGCAAACTTGGAACGATTCACCAGATGTAATCCATATGGTCATATTTTACCTAAATGTTCGAAGATTAACCACAAGGCCAGCTTTACCAGATGGCACGATATCGAGACGCCTTCGAGAATTGCGGGCAGAAGGAAAGGTAAACTACGAGGTTATTAATTCTGAATTATCAATTTACCAAAAGATTCCATTATGCAAATAATCATAGGCCAAGTTCCATCAAAAAGTAATTGCTATAAGATTATAACATTGAATGGTCACGGAAGCTTAGCGAAAGGTAAAAGTTTAAAGGATTATGAACGCTCCTTTTATCTACAATGTAACAAGTACAGGAATAAGTCAATAAACAGCTTATTCGAGCTTAAAATCAACGTGTTCAATTCATCACAGCGGCCAGACCTTGATAATTCGTTTAAAATTGTGTTGGATTGCCTCCAATCGTGTAAAGCGATAACAAATGATAGGAATTGCATTAAGATTGATGCACAAAAGTTTGTTGATAAGATTAATCCACGTGTTGAATTTGAAATAAATGAAGTGTAAAACATGTTCTTTAACATATCCAATTATTTCCATATTCCAAACCAAATTAAGAACTTTACAGAAATTTAAAAACGTAAAAAACAATGAAAAAGACTATTTATGATTTAGATTTGCATGAAACCATTATTGTGCCTGACAATGGAGACAACTATGAAACAGAATGGAGGGTTACAAGAGTTGCAAGCGGATGGATCTATCAGGATAACAATCCAAGATTGACTGTTAGTATTGCGTTTTTCATTCCATTTGATAATAAATTCGAAAAGTAAATGCCAAAACCAAACCAAACCAGAAATTGCGGAATCTGCCAAAACGGACAATTCGAAACCGACAAAAACAGCGGATTTTGCATATTTCATAACTCGTATAAAACGCGTCAAAATAGTTGTGTGAAGAATTTTAAAGAAGTATTCAATTTTAAAAAGTAAACGATGATAATACTTAAATTTGAATCAGAAATCGAATTGCGTACTTTTATACGTGATAATACCCCCACAGTTGTAAAAGGAGTACAGTGTAATACGCCAACAGCGAGAGTGTTCCAAAGTCAACACGTTTTTGAAAAAACAGTCCGAGGATTAACCGAGGCATTTATTAACCAATCAGAAAAATAATCATGGAAAACTTTCTAATAATTTTCGTTCTACCGTTTATTACTGTTATTTTACTTATTTGCATTATTCTACTTCATATAAGTGTAGATTTCACAAACAAGTGGAAACAAAAGTACCACAATGCCAGATTTGACCATGAAGTTGATAATTCCACCAATAAGAAAAAGCTAATTGACGCACTTCAGCAAAAGACACTGGCGAATGATTACGCAAAATCGGTTGAAATTAATAATGCAAAACTACTAAAAGGAGCTGAACGATTAAATGATACGATAAAGCATTTAAATGCAGTGAACTCAATCCAATCAAGCGGTTTAAAAATGCTACTTTCTGAATCTGAAAAGTTGAGAAAAGAATTAGATGAAAAAGATACGTTATTAAAAGAATGCGAGTTACATCTAAAATCATTAGATAACAATGAATATACGGTTTCATCAACAAATACCGTAAACCCAATGAAAAGAAGTGATGATTATAGTGAGCGTAAAAAAGTTGACGAAATTAATCTTCCTAATTTTAATGAATTAGAAAGGCAGCTTATAGATGGATTTAAAAAACAAAGAATATCAGATATTATTGATAAACTTAATTATATTTCGGATGAAATTAAAAAAAGAAAAGCAAATGAATTTGTTCCAAATTTTGAAGCTGGTGGAGTTACATCTAAAGGATGCGAAGATTATGTGAAATCAAAATTTAAGGAAGAAGCAAAATCAGGAAACCCTGCAAAGGTTAAACCGTATTATTACAAACTAAACGAAAAGTGCAAAAAGATGCTATACATTTTAACGGATAATAATAGCGTAAATATTGGAAGTTTCTGTATGTTTTGCAGATTTAGTCATTCATTTGGATCGAACCAAAAAGGGAAATACATCAAATGCCAAACTTTAAACGACTCGATAAATGAAAAGTAAACCAAAAAACCGAATCTACATATCTGGACCTATTAGCGGACTTGATATTAAACTTGCTAAACAGCGTTTCCGTAATGCATCTATAAGGGCATCAATAAAGCATCGTAAATTCGCTATAAATCCATTATATATGGCCTTAAATGAAAATACTGGTGGATTACCCACATGATCTATGATATTTGGCTTTTGCTTCATTGCCGAAGCATTTATATGATTAGAGGGTGGGAAAAATCAGATGGTGCGAATATTGAGCTTTGGATAGCAATCGCTTTGAGAATGAATGTTTATTATGAATAATATTAATAATTAAAAACGAAAAAAAAATGGTAACAATGCACAATTGGTTCGAAACCAAAATTTCTTACGAAAAGCTTTCACCAGACGATGGTAAACAAAAGAAGTCTACAGATACATATCTGGTAGATGCAATGAGCTTCACAGAGGCCGAAGCTAGAACGATTAAAGAAGTAACCCCATATATGACTGGGGGATTTACGGTAGCAGCTGCCAAACGTTCTAAAATCTACGAAATCTTTGATAATGTAGAAGGTGACAAATGGTATAAAGCTAAGGTTCTTTTCATTATCCTGGATGAAGAAAGGGGAGTTGAAAAGAAAGTGCCCTCTTTTATTCTCGTACAAGCGAACGACATTCAAGAAGCTTTAACAAGGCTAAAAGAAGGAATGAAGGGCACAATGTCAGACTACGAGGTTTACTCGGTAACTGAAACACAAATACTGGAAATTTACCCATACACTGAATAAAAATAAAACCCCCGTTCCTTAATTGGTTCGGGGGTTTTCTTGTTTAAAAAGGGCTGCTAAGTGTGCATCATGGAGAGGCCTAGCAACCGCGTTATCTTTACACCTTAAATATCAACTTACGTAATGGCTTCCTGAATCGCCAAATGCCATACAAACATAATCCGATAAATAGCCAATTGAGTACCCGAATCCTAAATCTTTGCCAATCGGTCAGATAATTAACCTTCACAACCTTTTCAACCGGATACGGGATTTGAATAGAATCAACCTTGCTTATGTTTATATACTGAACTTTTACAGGTATTTTAATATCCTTAATGCTAAGTGAGTGAGAAAGTAGTCCTTTTGACCACATAGCTGACGAATACGAGTATTTATTGCTCAAGATTGATAAAGTGTCATTTGTAACGATGGAGTCCCGTAAAACGTCTAATTTTACGTTTACAATCGTATCGTGTACTGTTTGTATTTCTGTTCTGATAGTTTCTACCGGAACATAAACCGTTTTAGTAGTTTTGCATCCTACAAAAAGTAGTGCAATCACAAATATTAATAGTAGCTTTTTCATTTTTTAAATGCTTTAGTAATGGTTTCAAGTCCAAGCAAAGTTGCGCTTACATAAAGCAATTGCTCAATAAGCGAATGTGACCAAATGGCAATAAAAATAATGGACGCCATAAATCCAATTGATCCGAAAAAACGTTTAGAGCTTTCTGGTTGATCGGATTGATAAATGTTACGCATGAAATTAAGTAGTTTTTTCATATTTGAATTTGTTTATACGGTTAATCCACCCTTTTAAGAAAACCTTTTGATTTGGATGATTCAGTACAATATCCTCAAAGAACTTTTTCCTTGCATCCTTAAGCTGATTAAATACCAATTCACCTATTCCATTTATGGCCGATATTGTACGTTTGCCGACAATTCCATCTGATTCTAAACCAAGTATTCTTTGCGGTATTGTAATGCCCCATTTTCCAGAATTGAAATGCCAGTCAACCACCAATTCAGCAACCGACTGATTTACTATTTTATCAGCTTTCCAGTAATCCCATGAATGCCATTTTAATATCGAGCAAAATAAGGTAAAATTAATGTTCTTAAGGTTATTTAAGGTTGGCTCTCCAAATCCATTAAAATGGTTATATAACCTTAGCGTTTCAAAAGTGATTCCTCTATTGGTGGAACCGCCTTTATCGTTTGGGTTATTTACATAGCCACCTTCCAAATTCCATAGCTTCAAAGCGTATATTTTCAGTTCTGCCATTACTGTTTGGTTATTCGTTCAAACTCTATTCGAGCCTCGCAGGTATCTTTGTGTTTGCAAAGATGAACTAACTTTGCACAATGCTTATAAATAGATAATTCTTTGAATTGACTTTCGCTATTTAACTCAACTTCATTTAGTTTTGTTTCTAATTTAGAAACCTTCAAACTAAGGTCAAACATCTGCTTTTCATATTCGCCCCTAAGAGTCTTAATTGAGAGTTCCAACATCTCAACAGTTGTTAGATTCGAATCAGCCTCTATCTGGCTTGCCTCAGCGTTAATCTTACGATTTTTTGCTTTGAAATATAGGGCAGATAAAAAAGCGGTGAATCCGCAACCAGCAAGGACTTGAAGCCCTGTTATTATCCATTTTTCCATTATCTTCCAATTGTTGCCTAACTTCTGAAATCATAGAAAGGCCGTTTATAAATTGTTTTAATTGTTCGGGTGTCATTACATCACACATGCCACATTCTAATTCACTTATCAGACGCTTTAATCCGCTTATCAGTCTTTTTTGTGTAACATCCATGCCTTGTATAAATTAATGCCGAAATAAGCAAACCAATAATATTTATCAATAATGTGAGGTAAAGATAATAATTAATTTGAATCCCGTAATTATTTAACGTTTCTAAAAATAAACACATTGACATTGAGTAAATCAAAATCCTGTGCCATGCGCAAAATCTAAGCGAAAAAGACAGGATCAATAAGATTGTATTAAGGTAAAAAGACTGTCCAAAATAAGTATAAACGTAAAGTGAGTAATCAAACTTAAAAAGCAATACTCCTATTGCCGAGAACACGAAATTTATGTTCACAACAATAGGATAGTACTTGATTAGCTTGATTAAGCTTTTCATCTTTTTGGTTTAATGGGTGGAGTTCCTGTACCGCCTCCACTCCTTGGTATTGTGTCTGCTTTAGTTTTCATTGTTTTGTTTTTAATTGTTATTAATTAAAGTGTAAAATACATTTACAAAGCACGCCTGTTCCCCCAACTTTTGTCTCCATTGCATGACCTATTTATTTCCAATGGTCGTTATTTGTCGGAGTTCCTGTAGGGGTTGCAATCGTAATCATTCTCCCATCGGTAGGTGAGCAAATTGCAACTTGGTCGCGCGTGGATCCGATAGTATCTTGCAAAAGTACATCTGCGATACCAGACACGACAATCCAAGCATAAGAGCCATTTGCAATACCGGATTCGTAACAAATACCAATAGCGTTAAACTCGTTAGTCTGCAAAGCGAACTGGTTATCGTTTCCGTTATTTACGCAAACCACCGTACCCTTTACGGATGCAGAGCCAGAACCGTTTATAATCCTGACCGCTATCCCTCCCTCTGGTGTAAGCTTAACTGATCCCCCAGAAGATATGCAATCTATGTCCGCTGCTGTTAAATTTGCCATATTAAATAGTATTTGATTCGTCCAACTCAAACGGCCATAACCCTGCCGGAAAACCAAGAACCGTCTCTTTGCTTCCATCTTCTCGAAATAGCCTGCAAATTACTGAGCCATCACCTTGTACTTGGATGTTATCGGCTCTATCATAGCCCTCGTAATCAATTATTTTTGCTTCCATAACTTTTTAATTTATAGGTAAAATATCCTTTTCCAGATTCG